CGGGCTCCTGGGATCGATCAGCTACCGGGCCTATCCGTCCAAGGTGCGCTGGAGCGCCAAGAAGATCTACGCGGCGATCCAACACCTGGGCGGCAGGGCGGGCCGCGGGCACAAGGTGAAGATCCCGGCCAGGGCGTACATGCTCATGCAGCGGGAGGACCGGGGGGAGTTTATCGAGATCCTGCGGGATTATATCTTCGAGGGACGGGCGTGATTTCGTGCTCGAAAAAGGCTTACGAGAATGCCCCAGGAGCGGCGATCTCAGGTGAGCGCGCGCATCTGGACCCGGAAGGGTGGTTAACTCGATTTTAACCGGGGGTTCGGCACCTCTGGAGGCCATATTTGGACATGGGTATCGACCGTTATCCGATTGCGAGGGAGCGAATTGTCAAACATTTCGGGTCGATCAATAAATTCTGCGCGGCCGCGAGGATCCCCAAGACGTCGGTGGTCCGCGTGCTCCAGGGCAAATACGGCACGGGAGATACCGATGATACCCGGCAGCGCCAACGCATCGAAGAAGCCATGCGGCAGCTCGGGGCCCCGGACGAGGACGTCCGGAATCTCTGGGCCCGGATCCAGAAAGAGGCCTCGTCCTCGACCATCTATATGGAAGGGCGGCGGATGAAGATAACGACGGTGGTGGTTATAGAGGAGATGACGTGAAGCGTGCTCGTGATTCGTGCTCGTAAAGACGGACACGGACACGAATCACGGACACGAAATGCTGGAAGGAGACACATGCCGTATAAGAGCCTGAAAGAATTACCGGACGAAGTGAGGGCGCTGCCGCGGCACGCCCAGGAGATCTGGATGGCGGCCTTCAATGCCGCGATCGAGCAATACGAGGGCGATGAGGAGAAGGCCTTCGCCACGGCCTGGGCCGCGGTGAAGCAGAAATACCGCAAGGAGGGCGACCGCTGGGTCGCCAGGGAGGGAGAGTACATGGACGGCAAATGGATCCAGGCATTCAAAACAGGATGGCATCAGGATTCGAGCGGAGCCTGGAAGCTGTGGACAAAAGAGGACCTGGATCACATGGTCGCGAGCTACGACCCGAAAGAGCATGAGGCGCCGATAGTGATCGGCCATCCAAAGGAAAATGCCCCGGCGTATGGCTGGGTTGAGGCATTGAAGCAGGCGGGGGGAATTCTTTATTACAAAGCAAAGCAGCATGTCCCCGAGTTTGTCGACATGGTCCGGCGCGGCCTCTTCAAGAAGCGCTCCATCGCCGTCTATCCTGACGGCACGTTGCGGCATATCGGATTTCTGGGCGCCATGCCGCCGGCCATTAAAGGATTGGCCGACGTTGGATTCAAGGGAGACGAAGTCGCGGTGACTATCGAATACGATCCGTCCTCAGAGGGCTTGAATTTCGCAGCGACCGACGAGGAGAGGGCCGCGCAGAAGGCGCGCTCCAAGAAATACGGGATCGGGACCAAGGAGGGGGGGAACGTCACCAAGCCCTCGGAATGGGATCACGTGGCGGACGATGACTTCCTGGATCCGGTCAATTATCGGTATCCGTGCCCGGATGCGGACCAGACCAGGGCTGCCGCCAGCTACTGGGGGAAGCCCGCAAACCAGGAGCAATACAGCTCGCAGGAGCGGGCGATCATCAACCGCCGGCTCGAAGCGAAGAAAAAGAAGTTCAAGATCGGGGAATTCGCCCCGCAGAAGGGAGGACATACCATGAGCATGAAAGAGAGGATCAGCCGCATTTTCTCGAGAGGGCTGGAGAATCTTCCGGACGACGATCCGCTGCTCCAGGACGACCAGCCCCGGACTTATTCCGAGGCTGAGGTTAAGGCTAAGGCTGAGCAAGAAGCGGAAAAGGCCCGCAAGGCCGAGCGCGAGAGGGTGGAGCAGGAGTTCGCGGAGAGGGAGAAAAAGGCCCGGCTCGAGGCAAAGAAGGGCGAGGTCAACGGCTTCGTCGAGGACCTGAAGAAGAAGGGGCACGTCATCCCCGCGTGGGACAAGATGGGCCTCTCCAAATTCATGGAATCCCTCGACGACGAGGAGGGCCACCAATTCGCGGAGGAGGGAAACAAGATCTCCCAGCTCGCCTTCATGCGGAAGTTCCTGGAGGAGCTGCCCAAGGGGGTCACCTTTCAGGAGATCGCCACGCGGGATAAGGATACGGGGGATACGGACGAGGAGAAGAGGGAGCAGCTCGTCAACCAGTACCAGGAGCAGCATAAGGGGGTCAGCTACAAAGAGGCGGTCCTTGCGGTCTCCAAGAAGCATCCGGACCTCTTCAAGAACAGATAATAGCAATCCAGCTCATGGCAACTTAGCTCATGGCAAGTTAGCTCATGGCCATCGGCTACGATCTATGAGCTATCAAAGGAGGAAATCGACATGATGGGAGCAACCACGGGGCTCGAGAAGTCCGTCAAATGCACGGCGGCCATTACGGAGGCCTTCACTATCGCCAAGTTCGGTGCTGATGATGATACCCTTTCCCTGGCTACAGGCGTGGGCGATGATCTCGTCGGCATCTTCCAGCACACGACCGAGAACGCGGGAGATGAGGTGCGCGTCAGGCTCGGTAACATCTCCGATGTGAAGTTCGGCGGCAACGTAACCAGGGGTGACTGGCTTACGAGCGATGCCAATGGCAGAGCCGTTGCCGCGGCGCCGGCCACCGGAGTCAACAACAATGTCATCGGCATTGCCTTAGTTTCAGGCGTCTCCGGGGATATCGGGCCGGCGCTTATAAAGCAGGGGCAGATCCAGGGCGCGTAAACATTAACGCGGTTACTGGCCCTTTTCTATCCCATGAGGCTAGATAACCGAACAATCAGGCCAACAAAGACAAGGAGGACTAACTATGCCCGAACCAAGACAATTGCACAAGGATGCGGTTCTTACGAACCTATCGCTCAAGTATGCGAACGAGGAGATGATCTGGCGCTATGCGTTGCCGGTGGTGCCGGTCAACAAGCGGTCGGACCTCTTCTATAAGTACAACAAGGAAGACAGCTTCCGGCTCGCCGACGATGCCCTCGGTCCCAAATCCCTCCCCAACGAGATCGACTGGGGGGCGGCCACGGAGAATTATTCCGTGAGGGATCACGGCTTCGGCGACTGGCTTCCCCAGGAGGCCATCGACAACGCCGACACCCCGGTTCAGCCCGAGATCGATACCAACGATTTCCTCAACCTGGCCCTCGACATCGCCCAAGAGAAGCGCGTCGTGGATGTCGTCTTCGCCCCGGCCACGTATCCCACCGGGAACAAGGTGCAGCTCTCCGGGACCGCCCAGTGGGGAGACACCGCGGACGATCCCATCGGTGACGTGCTCGCGGCCATCGAGGGGTGCTTTCAGCGGGCCAACACGGTCATCATGGGCGCCGAGGTCTGGAAGGTATACCGGAAGTTGCCCGAGGTCCTGGATGCGGTGAAAGGAGCCACTCGATTCCAAGCCTCGCCCGGAGGCTTGGCAACGGTTGAGGAGATGCGGGGCCTCTTCGAGGTGGAGAACTGGGTCATCGGGCGCGCCCGGTACAACTCGGCGAAGCCAGGGCAGACCCCGACCTATGTCCGGCTCTGGGGGAAGCACTGCGCCGCGCTGCATGTGGTCAGAGATCCCGGCATCCGGTCGATCACCTTCGGGATGACCTTCTCCGAGATGCCCAAGGGGACCTTCCGCGATTGGGATCCCAAACGCGGCGCCAAGGGCTGCCATTACATCAAGGTGGCCTGGAACTCGGACGAGAAGGTGGTGGCGAGCGACCTCGGCTATCTCATCCAGGACGCGGTGGCGTAAGAGCAAGCTCGTGATGCGTGTCCGTGATTCGTGTCCGTAAGGGCCGCATCACGGGCCCTGACGCGAGAAAAAGGAGGTTATGCAAATGGCCAACTACGTCGTGGTGCATACGCACCTCAAGCACGGGATCGAGGACGAGGCGGACATTTACCTTCCCGGGGAGGAGATCGAGCTGACCGAGAAGGAGGCCCGACAGATCGGCGATAACGTAAGACCGGCAAAAAAGGGCGCCGGCCGCGGGATAGAGATTGAGGATCGCGAAGAGCAGCCAGCGAGCGAAGAAGCAGGGAACCTGGAAGATCGGACGAATGCCGAACTCATTGCCATGCTCGAGGGCAAGGTCGAGATCCCGAAGAAGGCCCGGAAGGCGGAATTGATCGAGCTCGTGAAGCAATCCTCCGAGAAATCGTGACACGATCGCGCGGGGATCCCCGCGACTCCACCGGCCAATCGTGCCACCTTGAGGGAGGCAAATGAGTTATTCGGCCCTTTCCGATATCACCGATGACCTGGACGAGGAGATCCTGATCCAGCTCACCGACGATGAGGACACCGGCGCCGTGAACGAGTCGCGCGTGACCGCGGCCATCGCCAAGGCCGACGCCGAGATCGACTCGTA